TGGTGATAATTCAGCACAAGTTGCAAATGTAGTTGTATCAAATGATGCAGATACAGGATTAAATCTTGGAGTATTTGGTTCTTCAGCAGGAACAGCAGGGATGATTTCTGCAAGCGATGCTTTTATTACAACCTCTACAACTGAATTAAATGTAGGTGTAAATAATAGTTCAGGTGTCATTAAATTTGGTGTTGGTCAAGGCTCAGGCACAGCATCTGAGGCTGTGCGCATTGATTCTTCAGGTAGATTATTAGTAGGTTCTACGACAGCAGTAGCTAATACTGGAGGAACAGGAAGTTTACAAGTATTAGGTACAGGTAATTCTGATACTTTGCTTACTATTGGAAGATTTAGTGCTAACGCTAATCCTGGCACACTTGCTTTTACTAAATCTAGAAATGGAACTATAGGTGGCAATACTATAGTGCAAGACGATGATAATTTGGGACAAATAATTTTTACTGCCTCAGATGGTACAGATATGCTGCCACTTGGTGCAAAAATAGAAGCAGAAGTAGATGGGACGCCTGGCTCAAATGATTTACCAACCAGATTATGTTTTTTTACAGCAGCAGATGGTTCTGATGGTGCAACAGAAAGAGTGCGTATTGATAGTCAGGGCTTCGTTGGCATCAACGATACTTCGCCCGATGTTACGCTACATGTAAATTCAGGCACAGCTAATATAGTTTCAAAATTTGAAAGCACAGATGAAGAAGTGAGAGTTCAGTTTAAAGACAGCACAGGAACAGCATTTATTGCAACAAGAAATGATTTTAGGTTTGGTAACGATCTGTCAACCGAGAGGATGCGCATAAATGTCAATGGACATATTCTTTTAGGAACTACAACCAATCAGGGTGTTGGCGGTATTAGTTTTGAAAAAGGAGCTAATGGATTTACTGTTCATAATAATACAGATGGAACTTCTGGAGGTTTTGAGTTTTATGTTTTTAGAAGAAACAGCTCACAGATTGGTTCTATTAACCAAAGCTCAACCAATGCTGTAACTTATAACACATCATCAGATGCAAGATTAAAAGATGTTACAGGATCAGCAAGAGGATTAGATGTAATCAATAACCTCAATCCTGTTGCCTATAATTGGAAATCTGATAATCATGCAGATGAAGGCTTGATAGCTCAAGAGGTTGAAGATTTGGTACCAAATGCAGTAAATCAGGGCGAAGATGGTTATTATCAAATGGATTATAGTAAACTTGTTACCCATCTGGTAAAAGGTATGCAAGAGCAACAAGAACAAATAGAATCACTGAAAAGTGAAATTTTGAGTTTAAAGGAGAAATAATATGAACTGGAATTGCAAAACAATAGATGTTTATACACAAGAACATAATGGACATGAAGGAGTAATCTACAATGTGCATTGGCGAGTTTCTAAAGGTGTAGAAGATTTATCTGCATCATCTTATGGGACGCAATCTTTAAACACAGACGATCTTAAAAACTTTACACCACTAGCGGATGTTACAGAAGCTATGGTACAAGGTTGGGTTGAAGCTGCTATGGGTGAAGATGCAGTTGCCGATTTAGAAAGCAACTTGGATTCTAAGATTGAACAATTAGAAAATCCAACAACTGAAACCATTACTTTAGGAGAGTAAGTATGAGTGAAGAAAACACTACAAATGAAAATCCTGTAATTATTAATTTTAATAACAGGGAATACAAAGCAGAAGATTTATCCCCAAAACAGCTAAAATTAGCAGGTTTGTTAAATGTAGTTGGGCGTGAGATTGCAGGTCTGCAAGCTTATTATGATAAGTGGGTTACAACTAACGATCATAAGAAGCGATTAATAGAAGCCTTTAGTGATTCTCTTGAAACTGAAGCAGAGGAGCAAGAGGAAGAATAATGGCTAGAAAGACCGCCAATGATGTTGCTGCTGATTTAGCAAAACATGATGCTATATGTCAAGAAAGGTGGAAAACCATTTATAAAAAAACTGATGCCTTGCAAGTATCAGTTGATAATATAAAAATTTGGTTACTTGGCGGTCTTACAACTATAGTAGCTTCTCTAGTTACTTTGATAGTTAAAACATCTATGTAATATGTTTGAAAAACTTATTGATCCTATTAGTAATATTCTGGATAAATTTGTAGCTGATAAAGATTTAAAAGCAAAGCTACAACATGAATTAGATCAAGAACTTCACAAAGCCAATATGGCCCAAATAGAAGTCAATAAAGAGCAGGCTAAACATTCATCTTTGTTTGTATCAGGTGCAAGACCTGCAATTATGTGGGTTTGTTGTTTGGGTTTGTTTTGGTCATTCTTTTTAGCACCTTTTTTAAGTTGGTTAATTGTAGTAAGTGGATCAACAACAACATTGCCTGCAATTGAAACCGAAGGCTTGTTATCACTTACTTTAGCATTATTAGGATTGGGCGGTTTCAGAAGCTTTGAGAAGTTTAAAGGTGTAGCTAGAAATAGTTTAAAAGATGGATAAACAAATTATCAAAAATCGATTGATAGATTTTGAAGCTATGGTGCTTCAACCTTATAAATGTGCGAGTGGATTCCTCAGTTTGGGTGTAGGAAGAAATTTAGATGCTAATGGCATTAGCGAGGAAGAAGCACTATATCTATTAAGCAATGATATAGATGCTGTAATAGATACATTAGATAGACATTGGAGGGTTTGGCGTAGCTTTCCAACACCAGCAAAATATGTCTGCATTGATCTTGTGTTTAACATGGGTATCAATGCATGGATGTCTTTTAGAAAAACCAGAGCATATATGGAGCTTGGAAAATGGGAAGAAGCTAGTAAAGAATTACTAAATTCTAAATACGCAAGTCAGGTGGGAAGGAGAGCATTATTTAATAGTGAGGAGCTTGCCAAATGTCAAAATCAAGCGAACAACACCAAAGCAATTCCAGATTAGGAGCATTAGGCGAATCTCTAGTACAAACATTTTTGCTAGAGTATTGCGACTGGTGTTATACAACGCAAGACAAACATCCTGCCGATTTACTCGTTGAGTTAGGATCAGCTAAATATACAGTACAAGTTAAAACACGAAAGGAGACAAAAGAAGGCAAATATGTTTTTGCACATGAACCATCAAGAGCAAAGTCTGAAGTATATAGGCATTACCATTGCGATATTTACGCTTTTGTATTTGTTGGTGCTAGAGGGAAGCGTATCAAGTTCCAACCAAATAACACTTCGCAGAATTACTTTACCTTTACAAATAAACAGATAACAGACACCCTTGAAATAGATTCTTTACAAGAAACCTTAGAAGCATTAAGTTCAGTACCTAAAATAAATAAGTTATAAAGTTGTTGATATATTTATATATTTGTATATACTTAGTATATGTTTAACAAAAAAGGAGTAGTAAACATGAAAATAAAACTTCGAAGACTTCATAACAACAATGCTCATGTTGGTAGATGTTATAACAACTATAGACATGATTCATCTAAATCATTATATGGCTACAAAAACTTTAGGATTAGGACAGATGATTATTATGGTGGTTGGTATGTAGAAGAAATAAGAGGTGGTATCAGAAATCGAATATCCGATTACAGATTTAGTATGACCTTCAAAGAAGCTAAGAAATGGCTTGAAAACTTTTTACAAAAAAGGAGTAGTTGACATGGAAAAAGAATATTTACAAATATCAGAAAATAGATGGGTAACTATAGGAGATTATATAGACATTTCTTATGGTGCTAACAGTCATGGATCAGGCAAAGCTTTATTCCTAGTAAAAGAGTTTAGTAAGTTTGGAAATGTGTATGGTGAAGTCTGGAAAAAAGATAAATCTGTATTACACGCTAAAAGAAAGAAATTAGATTTAGATAGAATTATTTAAGGAGGGTAAGTAAATGGAAATGAAGAAAATGTATTGGGTTATGCAAGAACCTGCTAACAGGCAAAATGCACATCAAAGAGATTTTGTAATGATTGAAGAAACTGATAGTTGGGAAGAAGCAAAAAATGTATGTCTGAGGGAAATCAAATCTAAAAAAAGAACATATATGAAAGAGGTAAATGTATGGTTGGAAAACTAACTAGAGACCATATTGCTACTGCATCTATAGCACCTTACTTATTCAATGAGTATAAATATGGCTCAAGAAATGAAGCACTTAAAAGGTGCATAGATGCCAAGCATGGTAAGCAAACTAGATATGAGCAAACTAACATACAAAGAACAGGTGATGTGCTAGAGCCAGTTCTTATCACCGAAGCTTGCCAAAGATTAGGTATGACAGATATACAAACTAATATTAGTGTTGTAGCCAAACACCCATATTTGTTATTTGAAGCATCATTAGATGGTATGGCTAATGCAGATAATATAACAGTCAAAGAGGATGAAAGCAGAGGTATATATTTACCAGATGCAACAGAGGTAAAGCTGGATGGACAAGGCGTGGTTGAGTGCAAATGTACAAGAGACTACGCTGAAAACCCTCCAGCTTTGTGGCGTGGTGTATTACAGATGCAAGCACAAATGGAGTGTGCAAGCGTAGATTGGGGTTTACTTGTTGTCCTTTATCAATCAACAGATTTACGCATGTTTGTTTACAAGCGTGATCCATCCTTTGCTGAAAGACTAAAAATTGCAGTAGAGGATTGGAATAGAAGGATAAAGGAAGAGGATTACTTTCCTTTTGAGATACTTGATGAAAGCAGAAATGATGGCGTGCTAGTGCATCCAGAAGCTACACAGGATGAGGTGATTGATTTAGATATGCTATGTGAGGATCATGCAAAACAAATCATGTTATGTGATGAAGCTATCAAAAATGCAAAAGAAAATAAACAAAGAGCAACTGCTGCCTTGATGGAAGCTATGGGAAATCATAGCAAGGCAAAAGCTGGTGACTTTACTATTTCTTGGGGTATGACACACTATAAGGCAAAAGAGGAAAAGATAGTGCCAGCAAAAGAAGCGTATAGTGTAAGAAGAAAAACTTTAAATATAAAAAGGTTTCAAAATGGGTAAATTATTTGATGATGCAGAAGGTGTTGCTTTGGGTAAGTATTCTGTTGAAAGAATATGTTACGAAGATACAAAACCATTTATATTAAATATTCACTACGCAAAAAGGATGCCTTCAATAAGCTATGCTTTTGGTTTGTATAATAAAAATAATCTAATTGGTATTATATCTTATGGCTCACCTGTTTCACCTTCTTTATGTAAAGGTGTTGCAGGTGAAAATAATAAATCTTTGGTATTAGAATTGAATAGATTGGTTTTAAAAAATAACGAAAAAAACCAAGCATCAATGCTCATTGGTGCATCATTTAAATTATTGCCAAAACCAAAAATAATTGTGTCATATGCTGATACGGCACAAAATCATACAGGTGTAGTTTACCAAGCCACAAACTTTATGTTTACAGGTACAACAAAACCAAGAACTGATATGGCAGGCAAGGATGGTAAACACTCTAGACATCACTTAGGCGATAAATCAAAAAGAGTTTATAGAAGTGCAAAACATAGATACATATACATTCTTGCAAACAAAAAAGACAAAAAAAAATTGATGAAAGATTTAAATTATGAAATACAACCATACCCTAAAAAAACACTATTAAATTGAAATGAAAACTAAAACAACAGACTTTATGGATGATAAAACTATGGAAAAAGTAGGCAAGGAAGCTATCTGGGTATACAAAGATGTGCATAAAGAACTCAAGGTTATGGCTGCACAGACTGGTAAACCTATGGGAAAACTTGCAGAATACTTTTTAAAAGTTGGTATAAATTCTGTTAAGCATGATCTGGTAAATATTGATTTTGATGTAGAAAGCTTATGACACAGTTTTATGAAGCAATAGCAAAAGCTAGACTTAGGTTAGAAGAAGAGAAAAAGGCAAAACAGATTACAGCTATGGGTTGGTCTAGAGATTTAGCTGATGAAACATTGGTGCATGAATTTACTAACTTTGCTAATGGCACTAGCGTTGTTAGAACAACAAGGATTGTAGATGGTAAACGCTAGAGCAAAAGGAGCAGCTTTTGAAAGAGAATGTGCAAAGAAGATAAATGCTATGCTTGAGACAACACATATAGACGATAGAGTTAGTAGAAACCTTAATCAGTATCAAGAGAAGAATCAACCAGATCTAAAATTACGCTACATTTATTTTGAATGTAAAAACTATGCCAGAAATAGTAACAATTGGTATCAAGACAAATGGTGGCGACAAATTTGTGAAGCAGCAGGAGATGAAAATACACCTGTTCTAATTTTTAAGTTTAATTACTTACCTATTAGAGTAGCGTTCCCCCTAAGTATGATTAACTCAAATATAAGCGATAGTGAGTATCATCATCCTGTTGCCTTCACATCTTTTGAGGAGTTTTTAGATATTCTTAAATATGAAATACAATCATGGAAGAAATAATTAATTATGATGCTGCTTTTGATAAATTTTGCTGGGATGAATATTGTAAGATCAAAAGAGGAGCAGATTTTTTGGGCATAGTTATTGAAGATTTTGGGAGTTGGAAGGAAAGCAATACTGCTTACCTGATAGCTGAGTATGAAATATTAACTACTAAAAAAGTAGTACATTAAAAAGGAGAGAAGTATGGAAATACTACAAGAATCAGATAATTCAATTTATCTAAAGTTTATCAGTAGGGATAAACAATTTAAGCTTGCAGATCAGGAATGTAAGTTTAAATATATGCAACTTGATCTTGAAACCTTACAAACAGGTTGGGGAAGATATGAAGGTGGCTATGAATTTGTTTGGGATGATATTGTTGGAGCTAAATCACAACCACCAGCAGGACATGGTTGGACTAGAGCCTTCTCTATCTGGGTTATGGTTGATGGCGTAGAGGATAGACCTTTATTGTGGCAACGCAACAGCGTAAACGAGTATCAAACGATGTTAGAGATACTCAGAGGGTGTTATAACCAATGGAATGAGAAAAAGCCTGCGTTACCATGTTTTGCATTAACAGGTACAGAAACTATAAAAGGTAAGATGAATGACTTTAATAGAGCTAACTTTACTTTTGTAGACTGGAAGCCTAGAAAAGAAACCTTTGTGATTCCTACATTTAATGCACCAAATGATGATGATTGGATTAGTCCAAATGCAGGCTTAAGTGATAAGGTTGATGAACAAGTTGCTAAGAGTGGCGACTTAACAGAAGATGATTTGCCATTCTAGATCATGCAAGACAAGTGGGTTAATGTAGCTCCACAGATTGCTTTAGAAATATTAGGACAACCAAAAACTAAAACAGATAAAGAATGGCGGTGGGGTACAAAAGGAAGCTTTGTATTTAATTTAGAAGCAGGTACTTTCTTTGACTTTGAGAATGACGAAGGCGGAGGTGTTGCTTGGTTATTAGAGACAAACAATGTAGATAAAGCTATACTTACAAAATTCGATCAAGGCTTTGCATCCAATGGCAACATTACCTCCGAAGTTAATAATGTTGTCAGTCATAATGCTACTCCACAAAAAATGGGTGCAAAGCTTTTCTCAAGAGATGCTTTATTGAAACTTTGGACGCAAGCTGAGATCAAACTAAAATACAATGACAGCTTTTTAGTCTTACGCTTTCCACAAGAACATCCAATCAAACAAAAGTACGCGCCTTTTACGAAGGTTGGTGATAGTTGGGTTATGCGTAGACCAGAGGGCAAGTTGCCGATATATAGCGAGTGCAAGCACCCCAACAAGCCAATCCTCATAAATGAAGGAGAGAAGGCGTGCCTGGGAGCAGACAAGGTTTATGATGGCGATGTTGCCTGTTGGCATGGAGGAGCTAAGTCTTGGGAGAAGTCAGATTGGACACCTGTGTTCAAAAGAGATGTTTACATATTTCCAGACAATGATGATGTAGGCAAAGAAGCTGCATGGGAGTTAGGCAAGTATCTTAAAAAGAATGGATGTACTGTTAGAATAGCTTTACCACCTAAAGACTTTGCAGATAAAGATGATCTATGGGATGCAAATGAAAAAAACTATTTTGCAAACAGCTTTGCATTAGAGCAATACATCAAAGGTAATCAAATGCTACCACCAAAAAGTGATATTTACTTTCAGCGTATTGATGAAGTGATGGCGGAAGTTAAAGAACCTGATTGGTTGATAGAAGATATGTTTGAGAGAGAATCAGTTATGTCTATCTTTGGTGCTGCTAAATCAGGTAAATCTTTTGTAGCAATAGCTATGGCGTGTGCTGTTGCGATGGGTGAAGAGTTTTATGGAAGTGCAAGCAAACAGGCAACTACGCTATATTTATGTGGAGAAGGTAAAAGAGGAGTAGGAAGAAGAATAAAAGCTTACGAGCAATATTTCAATAAAGACTTATCAAAAGCACCACTTCTATTATCAAACAGGGGTGCAAGGATCACAGAGGATGAAGAGTTTGATAAATTATTAACAACTTGCAGAGAGATAGAAGAGCAATATGGAAATATTGGTTTAATAATATTTGATACATTTCAGCGTAACTTTTCTGGTAATGAGAACTCTAGTGAAGATGTAGGCTTGTTCATACAGCGATTAGATAAGTTAGTTGCAGAGTTTGGTGCTACTTGTTGCTTTGTACATCATACAGGTCATGGATCAAATGCTAGAGCAAGAGGATCAAGTGTCATACAGGCAAGTTTAGATTACGAATTTAAAGTAAGCAGAGATGATATTATTGATGAAATGTGGGTTGATTTTGAGCAGACACTTAACAAAGATGGAATGGGTATGGCTA